ACTTCCCAACCTGAGTAAATTCATTAGGAACTGTAATCTGTATCCATATGTCTGGCTGCTGTGTAAGGTTTGGCACAATTCTAGAAGATAAGGAAGTGTTCCCATGATCTTTTAAATATCCGAATCTAGTATTTCCCCATCTTAGTGATATTATCTTGACATCGTACTTGTCTGTATCGATGATTGATTGTACTAAATCTCTTGCTCTTGCTCCGTACCCTGAGTAAGTGTCTATAGGACAGCTTACTACTAATGTTGGTTTACTCATAACTAGTATAATAATTTATGTGTGATATATTTTTTTGGTCTCTCTTCTACTTTTATTAGATCAAATCTAGATCTTGGTACAAACTTATCAAATGATTCATCCATTGCTTCAATTACATTTGTACACATTTGACGTGCTGACATTCCTGATTCATCTGATGTTACCCATTCTCTAGCTAGTAATCCTCTTCTAGTTCTCTCTTCTTTTCCTAAATCGTAAACCGTACATAGAGCTTTTGCTACATCTTCTGGTGCACATCTATCGTCAAAGATGTAAGGAGTTGGAACTGATCCTACCATTGAGATGTTTGAAGGATAAACAGGCACTGCCCATAATCCGTGATCTTTATAGGTACCTCTATGGTTAGATGGGAAGTCAGAGCTGAAGTCAATCCATTCACCATTCTCATCTGTAAATCTCATCTGATCTTGCATACCACCTGTTGTGTTAGCTATAATCATCTTACCTGCCATCATAGTTTCAGTTAAAGACAATCCCCATCCTTCGTTTGAAGTAATAAGTACTCCAACATCTGCTACATTATAAAGTAAATTCATTTGAGGAGTATCTAGTTTCTCTTGAGAAAAGAATACGTTTACGTAACTATCATCACATACTGCCTCTCTTACTGCATATAAATCTGTACCGTTATCATCTACAGCTTGTGTATGCATTACTAGAGCACATTTTTTAGCTTTCTCTTCTCCAATTATATCACAGAACATTCTGTAGGCAAGTATTACGTCTCCTGGTGATTTTCTTCTAATATTTCTAGAGTTGTATAACGCTACAAATTCTATATCTCTTCCTTGAAACAAGTCTTTCTTAAACTGATTTAAGACATCAACATGTTCTACTGAGTTCATTGGGAAGAAATGGTCTTCGTTTATTCCATGAGGAACATATTTTAATATCCTATCCTTAACAGCTTCTCCTAAAACTATTTCATTAATATTTTTAGTTTGTTTTGAGATTGCCATTAACAAATCACATGACTCATAATAAGGTTTATTGTAAAGAGGTGCTGGATAGTCATCCCAGATGTTTAGGTACATCAGAGGAATTTCATTTCTAATCTCTCTTTCTATTTCAAATAACCAAATCCAGTATCTTGGATCTGTAAAGATAAAAATAGCATCTGGCTTTTCTCGAGCTATTAATCCTCTAATTTGCATTGCATCTCCGTAACCATTATTAGGGATAACTTTTACATCTGAATCCTCTATTCCAGTTATTCTGTTTACCTCGCTGGAGATATCAAATGCTTGTCCTGCTTCTGGATGATTGATAGCTGCTGCTAAGTTTACCCAATTGAAGTGTTGGGAAGTTCCTACGACAATCTCTCTTGCCATAGTTGCGATACCGGAATGCATCCTAATATCATCGCATAACAGAAGAATCTTTTTTCGATCTTCTTTTTTTACGTAACGAAACTTTTCTTTCATGTAACTATTTTAATTTAATATTTGTTTGATTGTGAAGTTTTTGTTTAAATTCCTCTTCTGTAAGATAGAGAAAAATTGCTCTGTCTACAAGCTTTTGTAAGGAAAATTTATACCTTACACATTGCTCTTTAAATTCCTGTAGAAGATCTTCTTCTACTTTAACCGATGTCAGTTTTTTTGTGTTCATTGTTTATATAATTATATGTATATATAAATATACCCTTATATTAAAACACCTGCATGACAGTATTCTGTTCCTTTATAATTACAGAACATACAATTTGACTTGGAAGGTTTCTGTTCATAGTCTTTATCTACATACTGTCCTTGAGGAGTAAAAGCATCTGCAATAAACTTACTAAGGGCTGTGGTGGCTTGCCCTCTTTTTATCTTTCCTGAAGGTGGTACAAACTCTTGAACCCTTCTTCCCATGGCTGGGTACTCTGGATCGGCTGGTACTTTTCTTTTTACAATAAAATACTTTACATCTACTTTGTCTACATCGATACTGAATTGTTTAGCTAAAAATTCTTTATAAAGAAGTAATTGTGCTAGCTTTTTATCATCCTTCTTTGCATAGTCATTCCATCCTGAGGTGGATGTTTTAATATCCAATATAATGTATCTGTCATCCTGCTGATCGTACAGTACGATGTCGATATATCCTTTAAAGAAAATATTTTCAGATACAGGATGAAGTACTGGAATTTCTATACCTACTAGTTTAGTATACTTGTTGCTAAACCAAGCAGCACGTTTCTGCTTAATGTACTTTAGTATTTCAATACCATCTTGATGAAACTCATTTAACTGCTCAGAGGTAGAGAAATGTTCACCGTACTTTTCTTTTTCTTGAGCATAGACTGTTTGCATCTTACCCAATAGAGTAGCTTCTAAATCTATCTCCATAGCTTTCTTAATAGTGTCTTCATATAAAACTGTTAACCAATCTTGAAGAGTCTCATGGAAGGCTGTACCAAACACTGTATGGATAGAAGGTTTATATTCTTGAAGACCTTTAACGTAGTTCAAAGCCCATTGATGTGGACAGGTGTTGTATGCTAGAGTCTGACTATACGATATAGATTTTTGTGTTGTGTAATCTATAACTGGATTGATATAATCTCTTACAATACTAACCTGCTTTAGAGTTTTATCTTTCATTTACCCTTTAGTGTTTTGATCTCTCTCTTTAAGTACCAAAGAGCTTTTTCTAATTCTTGAACTGTATCATCTTTCTTTCCTGCTCTAGAAATATACTTAATAGTATTTCCTAAACAGAAACCTAGGTTCCAATTCTCTATTACTTTAATAGCTTCGTAGGGATTATCCTTTCCTCCATAGTGTTGAGGATGGTTGACTAATTCTTTCTTTGGAGTATCTCCATCGATAGTCACAGTAACTTCTCTTTGATTCATAACTTTTACATTTTTGTATAACTATAATATAATAAAAAAGGCCTGCGAAAGCAAGCCTGTATTTTATTTCATGAGCAGATATCCTGATGTGGCTATCCCTACAAACGTCCCTATTTTATAGAGGAATGTCTTTGCTCTTGATCTTCTTATTTCTGTTTGTAGATCGTGAGTCATGTGTTCGTACTGACCAATTTGAAGTTCATGTTGGTGGATGATGTACTTATTAGTTTCATCCTTTTCTTGTAGAAGTTTAATGATAGTATCTTTTTGTGCTTCTCTTCCTTCTAACTTAAAAACTTTGTCTTGTGTAAGATTTAATTCTTGTTTGCAACCATCATACCTAATAAGGTCTTGTACAATTAGTCTTGCAACTTTAGTAGGTATAAAAACTTTTGTTGTATCTACTTGAGAAAAACTGCTCAAGCTCAGCATTAGAAAACTTACCAGCATTATTAGCTTTTTCATTTGTTTGATTTTTTACGATTGTTATTGTGTTGTCTATGTGATTTATTTGTTTTGTAATAGAAACTACATTCTGTTTTACTGAATCGATCTTAGTATCGATCTTTACGTTTACGACTTTAGCTGAATCTATTTTAGTTTGAATTGAATCGATTGTAGTTTTATAACCCTTTACATCAGTTCTAATACTATTTGTAGTAAAAATATTGTAACCTACTAAGACTAATACTATAATTAGTAATATGTTTTGTTTATTCTGTAACATCTCTATCTCCTTTGTGATTATCTAGTTTATCTAAAATTTGTGTTGCTAATTCATTCTTAACTAACCCTACCATTGAAGCATTTTTTAGAATAGAGATTAATTGGAATACTAAGAATGGAGCCATGATTGTCTCACTTAGCCAAGCTGTTCCAGTAAATCCTTTTTCTATTGATAGTACAGCTGCAAGCATTATTACCCAGAAACCAAAAGTCTTCAGCACACTAAGTGCCTTCCTAGTTTGGAATCCTTCTCTCTTTACTCCTGCCCAGATCCCAAAGAATCCATCTGCGAAGACTACTAGTCCCACAGATAAAAATTGATCTATGTTGTCTGCTGTTAGGTGTAAAAAGTACGTACCTATAAATGCGAATGCTGTTGTCAATGATAATGTAATTAATAATGATGTTTTCATCTTATAAAAAACTATTTAACGTATTCGTAATACTTTTTTGTTTTAGCATTTCTGTCCTCCAGTCCATGAGTACCTCCGTTAATTCTTTTTGTAAGAGATAGTATAGCTGCGTCAGTTACTCCTTGGTCACATATTGACCATAGTTTGTTTTTATCGAAGAAGAACATTGCTGATTCAAATGAATAAGTTGTTGCTACTAAGTCTGGATTTGTCATGATCTCTGGCTTACCTAAGTAGTCTGAAAATGCTTTGTAATTTTCTTTACCTGTTAATTGAAGAGCTCCTCTTCCTCTAAACTTCCAACCGTCTCCTGAAGTTGAAAGACCATTTCCCATTCTCCCTGCATATACTCTGTTTGCAATCTTCTCTGGATTCCTTTCAAAGGGTTTAGCTGTTGCCTCATTTATGAAATATTTTGCAAATGTAGTAACTAGCCCTTTTGCTGAGTAGTTTAAATTTTCTGAGAATGCTTTAAATCCTCCTGACTCGTGTGCTGTTTGTGCAAAGAAGTGTGCTGCTCTTACTGGGGTTAGTTTATAAAACTCCATTGCCTTTTTCATTGTTCCTGGACCAAAAGCTCCATGTGCTGTTACTCCAATTTTTTC